TGTAGTGTTGTTTACAACTGATGTTATTCTGTAAGAATTGGATCTTCCAGCTTGTATTCCATTTCCAGTTATTGTTAATGTAGCCCTTGAAGCTGCCGTTATGTTGCTTACCAGGTAATTAAACAATGATACTGCTCCAGTAGTACCGTCGTACTGGCTTCTAGACACAAATATCTGAGTGGTATTTGTTGGACTTAAAGCACTATTGTATCTAAACCCGTTTGCGGCAGGGGGAGCGGTTTGAGCAGCTATATCCCAGTCGTACTGAAGGTAAATTCCATTCGGGATCCCCCTTACCCCAGTAGCCCCAACGGTGGCGGCTGGACCTGGAGGTCCTTCAGGGCCTGTTGCTCCTGTTAGACCCGTGGCCCCCGTCATGCCTTGCACGCCAGTAGCGCCTGTGACCCCAGCTCCCGTTGCGCCAGCGGGACCAGTAGCACCAGTGGCTCCATTCGCGCCAGCAATACCAGCCGCGCCAGTAGCTCCAGTTGAACCAATAGAGCCAGCAGAGCCAGCCACCCCAGTAGCGCCTTGAGGCCCAGTAGCACCGACTTCTCCAGCTGGCGTAAACGTTACACTTATGTCCTCTGTTGTGTTAAAGTTACCAGAATAAGCTACCGTAGTTATAGGAACAGTAAGATACGTTCCGTTATCAATTATATTTCCAGTTATATATGAGATGTGGTTGTCAAAAGTTGCACTACCACTCATCATTATAGTGCCCTTGATTTGAGCGGGGTTGTCATCCCAAGACAAAATCCAATTCTTGCTTCCAGCCCCGATCAAACCAGTCTGATATATGTAAAGTAGAGTGGCGGTGGATGGGTCGGATGTATTAAATCTAAACTTACCATACCCAGGAGGCACAGCAGGATTTGTTTCGTACTCGTATAGAACACCAACTCTGCCATCTACGCCTGGAGCACCTCCTGGACCCGTTGGACCAGTAGATCCAACTCCAGTAGCACCAGTGGCTCCATTCGCGCCAGCAGGTCCAGTAGCACCTTGAACACCAGTGACACCAGTATCACCCTGTGGGCCACCAGCAGGACCCGTAGGCCCTTGAACGCCAGTTGCGCCAATAGGACCAGCAGAACCAGTAGCCCCAGTGGCCCCAGTAATACCTACTCCAGTCGCACCAACATCCCCATTTCTAATAAAGCTTACGATTACTTTATCTAAGTTGGAAAAGCTTACTGTTGAAGAAAATACGTTCTCTACTGATAAATTAAACCAGTTTGTATTGTCTACTAAAGAGTTTAGCTTAAATAAAGCTATAAGACTAGAGTTATCTGCTTCTGCAATCTGTATGTACCCCTTTATTGGGTTTGTACTATCGTCCCAAGTTCTAATGTACTGACCTATATTACTGATGGTCTCGTTAAACTGAGCCCTATTTATATATATGTTAGTTACATTAAAGATGTTAGAGTTGTTAAACCTTAAGTAATAATTACCTGGGTCTTCGGCCTGTGTGCTGGCGCTAAAAGTATATCCAAACGAAACGCCACCAAAAGCTCCAGTAGCACCACGAGGGCCAGTTGACCCGCTTGACCCAGCGGGCCCAGTAGCCCCAGTATCACCAGCGGCAGCGGCGGTCCCAGGTATTCCCTGAGCCCCAGTTGCTCCCACGGGACCAGTAGAGCCAGTTGCTCCTTGAGTTGACGCTGGACCTGGGGGGCCTTCGGGGCCTGTTGCTCCTTGAGCACCAGTAGCCCCAGTAGCACCAGCTCCCGTAGCGCCAGTAGATCCCTGAATACCAGGCGATCCAGTCAAACCGCTAACACCAGTAGGACCTTGAACCCCAGTGGCACCAGTAGGACCAGCAACACCAGGTGACCCAGAAGATCCAGCGGGGCCAGTAGCCCCAGTAGGTCCAGCAACACCAGTAGCCCCAGTGTCCCCATCCCCAGATGCCGCATTGGCAAAAGACATAACGCCGTCAGCGCCAACTACTATTGTCTGACCAGCTGTGTATGGGCCAGTAGGAAGGGTATAAGAATTTGGACCAGTAGCGCCATTTGGGAATATGCTAACTTTCTCGTTTAATGATATACCAGACTCACTTGCCTTTATTACCTCTTCGTTGTTTGCGACAACTTTTACAAATCCCTCTTGTGGACCTGCCGCTCCAGCCGCCGTCTGAACCTCAACTCTATAGTCAGCTAGTGGTGCATTGGCCGCAGACGCATTAGATGGAGCCTCTAAGATCCTAGGCTGCAACAGCGTTTTTGTTAAATCGCTTGTTGTTTTAATCTGATTCTCAAGGCTATATACTTTTGATTTGTAGTCATCGGTAATTTCCTTATCAGCAAGTTTAAAGTAATCAAACAGACTTAAAGAAGATGGGGTTGCGTTAGCGGCAAGCCTTATGTTTTCTCCGTGTAAAAAAACAGTACCGTTGGTTATCGGGGCATATTGAGGAACACCGTTAAGAGTAGATAGCTGTATGTTAGAAATTTGTCCATCATCACCTTTGTCTCCTTTTGGTCCAGTAGCTCCAGTCGCCCCAGCTCCAGTAGCACCAGTTTCACCCTTTTGACCTTGAGCACCAGTAGCTCCAGTAGCTCCAGTCATCCCAATTGGTCCGCCAGCAGGCCCTGTAGGACCCATAGCACCAGGGGCACCAGCTGGACCAGTGACACCAGTATCACCCTGTGGTCCTCCAGCAGGACCCTGAGGGCCAGCGGGGCCCGTAGCTCCCTGAGGCCCAACTGGTCCAGAAGCGGGGGAAACGATAACAGGCGCTACAGCCTGAGGCGACAGCTTAATAACTACGTTATCTCCAGAAGTTACCGTTATATTCCCCATCTTATATAGATATATCTTCGTTTACAGTAAAGAAACCACTCATCCAAGTCTTAATAACAGGAGTTGCATTTTGGTTTTTAGTAGACTGTAGATCGTACACGTAAGTCCCAGCCTCTATATTAGCCATAGAAGAAGCCGCCTTGCTTATAACCAAAAGCGCAGCTGCAACCCCAGAAGAATTTTGAGTCAAGGCAGCCATATCCATTGAAACGACAGCGTTGCCAGTGTTATTATCATCTGAAGTTCTGACCTCCATCTTAAAGGCCCCACCACCGTCAATGTAAGATGACATAGACTGACCGAAGTCAACGGTCAGTTCAAAGGTGTCACCTTTCCTGCAAACTATATCTACCCTCGAAGAGGAGTCAAGATTTACTTTAGCCATTACCCTTGTATTAGACTGTTTATAAAGCTCATGTTATTATCTTCTAGTTCACCTCTAGAGCCTTGACGCTGAGAAATAAGTCTACTTTGCTGCACGGCTTGCTTCTCTACACGATCGTCTTTTCGGTCCTCTTTAAATGTCTCAAGCTTCTTCTTGTAATCCTGCTCGTCACTTCTAATTCCAAGCATAGCCTGTGACTTGATCAGCTCAATGTCTTTTCTGAGAGCGTATTCCATCTGAAGCATCTCAGCTTCAATCATAGACTTCATGCGAAGTTCCTCCATCTTCAGCTGGCTTTCGATTTGCATCTCTTGTATACGTGCCTGAGAAGTAGCCTGAGCTACCTGCACGTTTGCTTCAGCCTGAGCTTGAGAGTTCTGCTGAGCAATATCCATATTCGTTTTGATACGCTTCTTTCTGCGCACAACCAACAGCCTTTCCGCTTGATCGACGTCTTTAAGCTGTCGTATAGCTATAGCGTCCTCAAGGTCTATTTCTCTTTGAGACAAGGCGATCTGTATGTTTTGTTCGAGATAAGACCTGTCTTTGTCTGACATGTTTGTCTGAACCAAAACACCGAAGTTGTACATCGGGAGATCAGAGAACGAAGAGAGCACACGCATGTTCGTGTTTCCTATGGCGTTCTCATAAACCTTGTACAACACGGATGCATACGGGAGTATCTGAATGCACTTGATAACGTCTTCACACACCTTCTTATAAAGAATAAGCGAAGAGTGCTTCACATCATAGATAGCGTTATTTGCAGCAGCCATTGCCTGCTCTCTAACCCCAACCAAAGCATCTCCTTTCGGAGATGAAGCATCCATTACTTCGTTGATACCAGTAGCATCTCTGATCATCCTGAGGTAGTGGTTATACAGGGCCACCAGCTCATTGATGTTTCTGATTGAGTTCTCAATAGATCTAACTGGTGGATTCTGGAAGCCGCCCTCTGGGTTTTTGCTTCTGTAGTAAAAGACCCCCGTCTGTTCGTAGATGTCTTGGATGTCCAGCGGCTGCAACTCTCCTCCTCTCCCAAGCTGCACGTTTTCAAGACCCTCGATGTCTACAATCAATCCATCTGGCTTTGCTTTTGCGATAGCCTGCTGCAACTTAAGGTGAGTGATCTGAAGAAGATCTGCAAATCCGATAACGCTAGAGACAAGACTCTTAGGCATCATTCTGCGCATGTTTACAGCGCATGCAGAGTATGACATTCTCGCCTTGGAGATGTCGTACATATTCTTCGGGATATTTGTCTTGAGACCGTAGTCAAAGAGAAGATTACACCCAAGTATATATTTACCCCCGTATATGGTAGCGTTCTCAATCTTGTATGGGGTTCTTTCGAACACCGAGTTCTTGGGATATTTGTAGGTCTCTCCCTTAAAGTAGAATCCCATATTCCCATAACGAGACTGCTTGTCCTCAAAGAACATAGGGTCAACAGAAACGAACTCAAAATCAAGCACCTCTACAGTAAACTCATCATACCCATACATCTCCTGCTGAGTGAAACGATCGTAAAAACGATCGAACATTCTGCTGGAGTTGTTACCATATCTGTGCTTGAGTTTTTGAGCTATGTTCTTGTAATCTTCTTCCGTAAATTGGTCCCCAGCTAATCTCTTCAACTCCTGGATAGTCATACGCTTCACATGACCTGCATACGAAATATCATTGAAAGTCGGATCGTCAGTATAGCTATGTATAAAGTTTACAGGATCAACGTATTCTTGAACGATACCATGTGCAGGATCATACTGTCTCTTTGTTACCGCAAGCCCAAGAGAAACCAGGTCGTTCACACATCTTCTGAAGATAGAGTCCTTGAATGAAGACCACTCAAGAGTAGCACTTAGTGCAATCTGAGCTGCGATTTCCGCATCGGTCTTTATGTTGGTGTCTATGAAGATTTCGGCCTCTTCTAAGCTGTCGGGGATCACAGTGGTGTCTATGGTTGACTCAACCCCATACTGCTTCATATCCATCAAGAATGGCTTGTTCTCGATCAGAGTTCTAGCCATGCGCTTCTGAGTATCCTTTTCGCTAGTAGACAATGGATCTACGGCGTCTACATTCGGATATGGGTCTTCAGAAAGAACGTTGTTTACTACGATTTTAACGAACTTAGGAATGATTGGAACTGGGCTCCAGTCAAGATTCAATAGTGTCCCGTCTCCGTTGTTTGGATCCAGAGAGTTCAGAATCTGCTTGTATATAGTGGTGTCTTGGACCCCGCTAGCGTAGTCTCTATTGCGTTCGAACTCCTTGTATCGCTTTCGATATATGCTCTGGTCATCATCCGTTCTTCCCCACTGGTTTTCAATAGCTTTAGCGTACTGAACACCGTACTCTTTGCTCTGCTTCATTTCTGAAGGAGCCAGAGGATCGGGAAAATTGTTTGATACCTTTCTTGCGTCAGAAGGGTGCATTTACACTTATTTTACAAAGCAAATATACAAACTTTCTAGGCGTTGAATTTATACCTTCTAAAGAACTTCTTTTCGTCAAAGTTAGTTCTAGGTTTTTCTTGTTTTATTTTTTGAGCCGCTAACAGAGCCAAACCACTACTGATGGTCAAGTCAAACTTGGTTCTTTTGTCTATCCTATAGCCAATCCAATCTTCAAGGGTTCTGTTGAAGTACATCTTCCCCATATTCCCAGTTTCGTAGTTCTCCCCAACATGCTCAAACACAAATGACTCAATCGCTTGTGCGTGGGCATGAATGATGTCTTGAGAGTTTGAAGGAATACCCTTTGTCTTTACCCCATCAGAATAGGCGCTAGTCTTTAGATGTTCTGGTCGATCCAGTACATACCCATCAAATCCCCTCTGTTCAAAGTACCTTACAATCCCGTATTTGTTGTTTTCTATAAGAAGAGGGTACCCATAAAAAAAGGAGCACATAAGCACGTCTTCGTAAAACAGTCTGGCTAAGTCTGGACGAGAGGCGTACTCAACCACAAACATGTTAGACGGGTGAGTGTCTGACATATTGAATTTGTTGAACATGTGCATAGCCCCTTTAGACCCACGGCCATCCACGGTTGCATCAAGGTCATACGAGTCAACCCCACCACACCCATACTGCTCAAACGGTGCGATAAGCTTTCCTTTGTCCTCTCTTCTTACGTTCTGAAATTCTTTCGGAGGTATCCAAGAAATCATGAATCGTCCCCTTTCATCTGGGACAAAGGCCACGGTCTTGTCTTGTTCTGTCCACACGAAATTCCCCTTCACCACGGGATTTGGGAATAAAGATTCGTTGTGTTCTATCTGCTGGTAAATCTTACCTACGTTAAATACACTACCAGAGATGCTGTCCCTAAACGCCTCGTCTTCCGTGAAAGGGAACTGCCTAGTAATCTCATTCATCTCCCTAGCGTCACCTCGGAATGATTCCCTCTCGTTCTTTAGGAACTGCTTTGCCCCCATAGTAATCATGCCACCATCAATAGACTCAAGTTCTTTTTCTGGGTTGTCTATGACGGCATTCCCGTAGCTATCGAAGAATCCTTCCAGAGCCTCAAACGCAGGAATGAAGATCCTGTAAAGGCCAGACTTAGTTCTTCCGTTTTGGTTCCGTACAGTCGGATCTGAGTCCTCCCACAACTTCTTGTACTCTTTCCCGCCTGCGCTCATCGGGTTTACAGTACTCCCAATCATAGCCTTACCGATCACCTTGTTACCGATGATCAAACAGGTGCGCTGGATCCTCCAAGCTTCTGTAATGTCTGATGGCGACTCCCATTTCCCAGCCTCATCTAAATAAAGCAAGTGGAGCTTCTCACCGTCATACGCGTTGTTGGTGGTGTTCTTCCAGTTTATGATTGTATCAAGCGCATCAGCTTCGTAGGAGATCTTGTTCTTCTTGGTGATCCTCTTAGAAGGCTCTCTAAACGCGAGTTCCACACGAGGGTTTGTGGTACCGTCTTGGATCGGCTTAAAAAAGAAAGGGTAGGACTTAAACATAGGAATTACCTTCTTCATGAAGATGTTTTCCTGTGCGTCCTTACCCGTCTTACTCTGTATGCCTATCGTCTTCTTCTTTACCTGAGTGCCTTCATCTACGATTATGGACGAGCATATGTTCGTATATCCAGAACGCCGACACTTTGTATAAAGCTGACCTAAACACCTGTCATCTGCTTCGCATGCAGCGAAGTGCAAGAATATCTCTCGTTGGAATGCTAAGTACTGTGGATAGCCTATGTCTAGCTTCGTCCACTGAAGCATCATATAATGCCTCCCCGTAATGTACGTAGGCTCACCGTTGTTATAAAACCAAACACCCTCACGCCTACGTCTAAATTCTTGCTCGATAAATGGAGAAAACTCCTCTCGAAATTCAGGGCCTTTCTCAACCCACTCGTCCATAGACCTAACCCGTAACAGTTCCTTAGGCAGATCCAATCTTCCCCACATCTGCAACTTTTTCGGTTGGTCATGAAAAAGTATCTCTGATTTGGGCGGTTGTTTTGGAAGTACAACAAGTAGCCCGTGGAGTTCAAGTACCTCACCTTCCGTGCCACGAGGACATATCTTAATAGCTTTATCCGCATAGCCTTTTATGCTTATCAGCGAAGACATTAGAAATGAACTTCAAGACAACTTATGCAACAAGGCTTTGATCCTGGGAACAAAGGCCCATTAGCATTCATCTCCTTACGCTTATAGTAGCGAGCGCTACGAGCAACATTTTGAGACGGGGAACACGAGGCGATTGCAGAAGCCAAAGCCACAAAAAAAAGAATCTTTTTCATTGAAGTGCGTTTTCTATTGCTGGGATCCAAAATTCATCTACTACTTTACTCCAGTTCAGCGAGCCGACAACAGATCTATGTACTGAGTCAGTATACACGCTTATGAAATCTGGGTTGGATACAAACATATCTATTATAGAGCATGCTTCGTCAACTGTTTCAAACTTTATTATTTCCTCAAAATCAGAGACTATTCCAACGTCTGTTGAAATAAACGGAGTTTTAGATGCAGCACACTCTAAAAACGGCATTGGCAATGATTCTGAGACACTAGTGCATATAACCAAGTCACAAGCCGAATAAATATCAGAACCGCATTCAATATCTTTTCCCCATATTATCTGTGCGTTTAACCCAGATTTTTTTCTTATCTCGTCAAACATTCCAAATCTTTTTACGCTTTCGTATGAGTCATAAAAAGATCTTGACGGCCTGTAACATATTCCACATGTTTTTATTTCTTTTATATTCCTTTTGTTCCAAAAAGAGTCATCAATACCTATAGGAAGTACACTACACTTGACACCATATCTTTCAGAAACAGATTTAGACGTCTTTTTTGAAACGGAATAAACATTGTATTTTCTTATAGAATCATGTAAGTCTTCATCAAAATGACTGTCTTTTAGCTCAATCGGATCGTGATGAAAGACTGGCATTATTTTAGTTTTGCTGTTTATTTTGTGTCCTATTTTTTCTAAGTTAATTATACTTGAGTCTGAAATAACAACATCAAAAAATCCTCCAACAGCAAACTTAACGTTAGCAGACTTTGACCAGTCAATTATGCAAACATCATACTTGCTTGACAAGTTCTTCTTTAGAAAGAAGTTTATATTTCCAAGTGACCATGATTTTGGTCCTAATAGAGCTATTTTTTTCATGACTTAAAGCCTATGGCCTTTGATGTTATAGGAAGCTGATCAGTGAATATGGCTTTAATAACCTTTGCTACAATCTGAATCTCCAGCTGCGCATGTTCATCATCTCTGACATCCAAGAAGTGAATCCAAGAACGAACACTCCCAGTCATATGGATCTTAGTCTTTGTGGTCATAGGCAAGATCATCCGAGCAGTCTCTCTAGATACCCCACACTCGATAAGGTTGTTGTATAGCTGCTCACAAGCCGCAAGTACCATCTTAACCTTGCTGTCTAGAATAGAGTTCTCTACTGGCTCTGTAGATGACTGTCTGTTGTTTGTAGCCTGATAGCGCAACTCAACTGGCTCAAACATCTCACCAAGCTGATTAACGTCTTGGTACCTCTGGCTAAACTCTTGAAACGTAAAGCTCCTATGCCTAAGAAGCTGTATAGCAACAGCTTTGCTAGTTTCGATCTCGAACGTAAGGTAGGAGTGCTCGAATGGAGACCAGTGCTTATGAAGCACGAGGTACTTTATGAGCGACTCATAATTCTCCTTCTTATTCTCGCGAGAGCTAGAAACGCGGGCAACTTCGACGATATGCCTTTCAGCATCAGGTGTGATGTTAAGCAGTTTGACCTTCATTTGAATTGAATTGTACCCCAACCAGGAATCGAACCTGAATTATTCGCTTAGAAGGCGAAGGCTTTATCCGTTAAGCTATTGGGGCAGTTGCAGTCAGGGCGGGATTCGAACCCGCAGCCGCTCGGTGAAAACCAAACACTCTACCAGTTGAGCTACCTGACCTGAAGGGATTACGCCTTTCTTCTGTCGGGAACTACAGCGTTCAGGACAGAATCAACGAGTCCAAAGACTTTGTTGTCTCTCTCCGTAGGCGTGAGGTTCACAACGACTTTCACCAGCACCATGAGTGCCACGAGGATCTCCATAAGATTTCCAAGCGTTACCCAGCTGGTTTCAGCGACCGCTTCGTTCGGTGCTTCTACAACAACTGCTGCGGTATCTGCAACAGCTGCGATGGTATCCACTGCCGCTGGCAGCGAATCAACCACAGTTACAAGGGTGTCTAACATATTTTTGAGGGTTTCCGTTTTACTTACTGTTTCTCTTTGCTGGACGATTGTTAGCCCTGTTCTTCGAGGCGCTAATGTAACCAGAGATTACTCCCTTGACGTTATGAGCTGCGTCTTTTTTATCACCGTTCCCATAAGTCCCGTTCTCTCTGTTGTATTGATTGAGCTCGGCTCGGTACTTCTTGGCCGATTCAGACTTCCCGTATTTCTTGTACTCCTTTTTGTAATCCCTATTTGCCATGTGCAAATCTAAGTAATTTAATCTAGTGAATACCAGCCTTCACCCCTTAGACCGTCGATCTGCATAAATGCCCTGTCATACATCTTTCCAACGTTCTGTAAACTATACTTTTCTCTAGCAGCTTTAGCTATAGATCTTCTGTTCATATGCTTGCTAGCCTCGACGGCATCCATCCATTCCTTAAGTGTCTTACATCGGAATCCATTCACTCCGTGATCAACAGTCTCCGAAAAAGCCCCGTAGTCCGTGGTGATCAACGGGGTGCCACAAAGCAATCCTTCTACTCCAGCGCCTCCAAATGGCTCTATATATTTGGTTGGCATAAGCTGGCACACAGCGTTTCTTATGAACTCGTTTCGCTGCATGCCCTTCAGAACACCTACATATTCTATGTTCTCGTGTAGGTACGGAGTGGGGTCTCCCTGACCAGCAACCTTTACTGGGAGGTCGCAACGGCGAGCAATCTCCAGAATAGTATCAAGCCCCTTTATATCACCGATCCTCCCCATAAAGGCTATGTATTTACCTTTAGAATAGTTTGGTTCCCACTGATCTAAGTCGTAATAATTTGGAATTACGAAGTTGTAGTTCAATCCGTGAATTACATCGTCTTTCCCATGCCAGTAATGAAGCTTGGCATAGCTCTCAAAAATCTTGAACGTGCCGTTAACTACGTCTGGATAACCAATGCCCGTCTCTACATGACTATGAGAAGGGAACATAGACACATAGCTTGCGTGAGCAATTCCGAATGGATGGCATATGATGTCACCAGGACGCAGGTTATTTACAAGAGCTGGGTATAGCCTTTCTTCAAACAACCTGTGATGATCGCTCCCAACAACAGCGTCATTCCCATAGAACTCCTCGTCTTTCTTTTTTGAGATCATAGAAAACAACTCCTCTTGAGTAAGCATAACGTGCTTCTCGTCGGCAGTGCTTTCAGAACCTTCGTTAGAGTATTCGATGACGGTGTATCCCTGCATCTGCATCATCTTCGGAAAGCGAAGCGCCTTCCCAGTAAATGCACAGTGCGAGTGATCGTCAGAATGTACCGTATGAAATATGCCAATCAAGTGAAGCCTAGGCTTGGGCTTACTTGGAGAATTTTTCTGCGAACCCCGCAGAGTAGTCAGTTTTTTCAGCAATTTGTCCATTTGAATTATATTCGTTTATCATAGTCATGAGGTTATCCCTCTCTTTGATCAGCTCCTTGCAGTCTATAGCCGTCTGCTTAATAGCCGAAAGTTCTGCTTTCCTAGCAGTCCCATTCAGCTCCTGATCCACTGGCTTCTTAACCTCTTCGATCATATTGTCTATAGCCACCTCCATAGCAGTTATAAGACGTTCAGAGGCTTCTACCGTACTAAACTTATACTTGCTCTTTGACATACAAAAGATCTTCTGTTCTTACGCGAAAATACTTCTCGCCGTCAATATCCACCTCATAGTCGTGATTCTTTTTGAAGCC